TTTCTTAAAAGATAAAATTGAAATTGAAGATTTTAGTAGAGATGATTGGTTTAGAAACTTTGAAAATGATTTAAGATTTAAAGGAGTTTATGATACAAACCCTTCTGGAGCATACACAGAATTAATTAAATTTGAAAAGTCATTAGGTGTAACGATTACAGATGAAGACAAAAGAAATTTAGATCGTCTAAAAAATGAAATAGAAGAAACTTTAGGTAAAGGATTAAGAACAAATAGAAGCACAGAGATATTAAATAATTTGAAAACAGCAAAAGATATGATTGGGGAAAAAGACGTAAGAGGTATTATTACTTTAGGAAAAGAAGAAACAGCAAATTTTTATGATTTAGAAAAAAGATATGTTGATAAAATTAGAGAAATAGAAAGTGATCTAACTAAAACAACAGAAGAAAGAAATGAATTAATAAAAGAAGAAACTATTAAATTATTTGTTGATGCTAAAAAAATAAAAGCAGGTGGATATGATCCTACTGGAATTATGGCTGAAGTTGATAAGCGTTTTAAAGAATTTGATAAACAAAAAAACAATAACAATCCTTTTTCAAAACCAACAAATAATCTTTTTAATCAAGATAATCAAGATAAAAAAACTGGTGCTGAATTATTTTTTGGTGGTAGAAAAGATAATGTTGAAGGCGGTGCATTTAGCGAAGGAGGTTTTACAACAGTTGATATAGTTTCTGGTGATACTCTATCTGGTATTGCAAATGATTTAGATACTTCTGTTGAAGCAATTATGAAAGCAAATAATATGACTGATACTAATATTCAAATAGGTGATGTCTTAGTTATACCAGAAGGTATTACTGACCCTAATAAAGTAGATGCTCCTAACTTTGATATGAATAAATTAATTACAAGTAGTGACCACCCATTTAATCCTGTTAGAGAAAAACATAATTTTCAAGTTATTTATAACATTGCCAAAGACATAGGTATTAAATATCCCGAACTTGTAGCTGCACAAGCTATGGAAGAAACAGGTTATGGTAAAGATCAATCAGCAGATAACAATTTCTTAGGTCTTAAGGCTACATCTTCAGAGGTTGCAAGAGGTCAATCTGAAAGAAAGATGACTACTGAAGATAGAGGTCAAGGTAGAAAACCAGAAGTAGCAGATTTTAAAACATTTAATAATATCAGAGAAATGATGATGCAATATAAAAAAGAGTGGAATGATAATTTCTTAGGCAGAAAAGGTATAGCAAATGCAGACAGTATTGAAGAAGCAATTAAAATGCTACAAGCTGAAGATTATGCAACTAATAAAGATTATGATAAAAATGTATTAAGCATTATTAGTCGTGCCACTAGAGAAGGTTGGTTTTAAACTATGACAGATTCAAATTTTAATAACAAGCAACCTATTCGTGGTTTTAAAAAAGTAAAAGGACTTTTTTCTGATGTAGAAGCAAATTTTTTAGATCCTATTAATGACAATATATATAAACAAACAGAAAGTTTTTTAGATTGGGATATAGATGTAGATTTAGAAAAGTCTTTAAATAATTTTTATACAAGAGGAGATGAAGGTACTTATAAAGATATAAAAGGAGATCCATATAAACAAGCAGCAGGTTTAGGTATTGAAGTTGGTTCTGGTGTTCTTACAGATCAATTAACTGTAGGTCTACTAGCAGGTGGTCCTGTTGGTATTGGTGCTTATGGTGTTATTAATTTTGGGTCTGGTTTTGGATCAAGCATACTTGCACAAAAGACAAGAGGAGAAGCCAACATAAATTATGGAGAAGCTATATCAGCAGGTCTTATACAAATGATACCTTTTGGATCTACAGCCAAAATAGGAAAAGGAGGTTTAAAAAGGGCTGCTTTGCAAGGTGCTTCAACAGCAGTAGCAGATAGACAAATACAAAAACTTATTAATGAACAAGAACTATTATCACCAACAGAATTTGCAACTTCCGCTACTCTTGGTGCTGGTCTTGGTCTTACATTTAAAGGTGCTATAGAGGGTCTTGAAAGTCTAAGTAAAAAGTTTGCTGGCAAAACAGCACAAGAAATAAATAATACAATAACGAAAGAAGAGAAGATACAAGTAGATGAAATAGTAAAACAAGCTAGTGAATCAAAAAAAATATTAAATCAACAACCAAATAATATAGAAGCAAACGAGACTACAAAACCCAAAAGAGTATTTCAATTACCTAAGTCCTTGCAACGCATGAAACCTAGATATGGGTTAGCAAGCATACAGTTTGAATCTGAATTAGATCAAGTTGCTTACATTATTAGAAGCGGTAAAACTAAATCTAAAGCTGAAGATAGAATTGTAGCAGCATTAGAAGCTCAAGGATTTTCAAAGGCAGAAATAAAGGCTCATGGTGTAAAGGTTCACCAAAAAGTAAAAGATATGGTTACAGAAATGACAGGTAGTGCTAAAGCATCTCCTGACAATACTTCTGGACTTATTTTAAAAATACCAGCAGATGCAAAATATTTTGGGGAATCTGTTAGTACAGTTGCCAAAAAGAAAAAACAAGACTTAGGAGATACATCAAAAACACCACAGCAATATACAAACAAAGGAGTTAAGGGTACTTTCCAAGAAGGCATAGATCAAACTATTAGAGAAATGAAAGATAATAATGTATTTGAAGGTAGAAAATCACAGTTAAAAACAAAGCTTGGTGCTTTAAATTTATATGATGACAGAGTTATAGATCTTAAAAATTCAAAAAGAATAAGAGCTATGGCAGAAGAATATATAAAATTTTATGGTGAAAGACCACCTGATGAGTTGGCTTTTGCTTTAGCACAGAACGTAGTATTAGCTTCAGATGGAGTTGTTAATGCAAATACAAAATATGTAAATGCTTTAAATAGTAAAGATTTTAAATTAATAGAACAAGCAGCAGATGAATTAGATGACGCTTTAGAGAAAGTAGAAGATTGGTTAACTATGGATATAAAAGCAGTTAGAACTCCCTTTGGTCGTGTAGGTAAAACTTTACAAGCTAAACCTGATTCTGGTATTGCAGGTAAAACCCCAGAAGAAGTAATGGATATGACACCTGCACAAAAACGAGAAGCAACAGAACAGGTGGGAGAATCAACTTTAGATTTTAATGAAGCATTGAGAGAGAAAAGAGATTTTAGAGCATTATTAAAACAACGTATTCAAGAAGCAAAAGAATCGGGAGACTTAGATGATTTGTATAGATTGGCAAATCGTATAGAACGTACAGATGGCAAAGTAGAACAAATAGTCGCCATGAAAAAAGTTGATGGTTTTATGGGTGCTTTAGATAAAACAATGAGAACAGTTAACGAAGTAGGTATCAACGCATTACTTTCTGCACCTACCACACAAGAAGTTAACTTTATATCAGGAGTAGCACAGAGCTATCTAGCAGCTTTAAAACTAGCCTTAGGTTCAAATAATTTAAAAGAATTAGAAGGTGCTAAAAAACATTTGTTTGCTTTAAATTCTAATTTGAATTTTGGTCTTAAAGCTTGGAAAAAGTCTTGGGATATGGAAGATAACTTTGTAAATATTGGAAACTATAAAGGTGATACTGGACAAAGATTTATGATTTCTTCTGATGGTGATAATTTAGCTTCTAGGTTTGTAGATGGTACAGGTAAATTTATAAGACTACCAATGAGACTCATGACATCAACTGATGCTTTGATACAAGCTCCTAACATTATTGCTGCTGCTACATTTGAATCTTTTAATGAAGGTCTTAGACTTGGCAAACAAGGAGATGAATTAGATAAATTTATAAAAGGTCATGTTGATTCAATTCTTCAATACTATGCTGAGAATGGCAAAGTACCTTTAGGTAGTGGTAGTGAAGATATTGTAGATACTGGTTTAACAGAAAAGATATTAAAACAAGCACAGGATTTTGGTAAAACAATAACCTTTACACAAGATATAAGAACAGAAGATACTTTTGGACAACTTGCTTCTGACTTAAATAAATATGCTAATAAACACCCACTTGCAAGATTCTATTTTTCTTTTACAAAAGCACCAACAAACATCTTAAAATCAAACGCAAGATTACTTCCTATTGTCAATCAACCTATGGTTATTGATACAGGTAAAGGTTTTACTAATTTAAACCTATTAAATCAAATACTTTTACCAGAGATAAGAAATGATTTGTTAAGTGCAGATCCAATCATTGCACAACAAACAAGAGGTGAGATACGTTTAGGCATGGGTCTAGCAATGCTGATTGGTGCAACTGCTATGGACTATAGAAGAAAATTAAGAGATGAAGAATTTGTACCTCCAATAATTTTGACAGGTGGTGGTCCTGATTTTAAAAAGCCAGAAGGTGCTGCTATGTGGAAAGCTATGTGGAAAAATGGTTGGCGACCATACAGTAAAGGAACTTTGCAGTATGACGAAGATGGCGAACCTTTATTTGGTGATGATGGTGAACCAGTATATGTATATGAAACTTACGAAAATATACCCGAACCTATGGCTGGTTATCTACGTCTGATGGTAGATTTCATCAACGCTTCTGGTGTGATTGGTGATAAACCTTATGACGATTTTACTATTGGTTGGATAGGTGCTGTAGGTAGAAATATTTTTAATAGAAGTTTTACAGCACAAATAAATGAATTGTTAAATATATTTCAAGCAGTACCTAAAGTAGGAGAAGGAGATGAAAGTCAAGTCGATAGTCCTACAAACTATAGAGTTAAAAAATTTTCAGAATATGTTGGTAGACAATTAGTAAGTAGATTTATTCCATATTCAAACTTAGGAGCAAGACTAAAACAGACACCAGCAGATGTTTTGAAAATAATGGGTTTTAGTAATGAAGAAGTGCAACTTTTACAACAAAGAGTCGATACAAAAGTTAGAGAAGGTGATGCAATAAATCAAGAACTTTCAATAAGTGATCTTGATTTTAATAAACATAGTATGTATCAAAGAGCTTTAAAAGACATAATTAATCAATCACAAGAAAAATTTATGGGTATCAACTATGATTTACCTTTTATGTATGAACATATAACAAATGAACCAGTGCTATATCCACAAAAGAAAGGATTAGATTTGTTTTCTTTATCAAGACATAGTAAAAGTAAAAATTACAAAATATATAAAGCTCAGAAAATAATAGGAAGATTATTACCAGAACCAAAAGAAATTATTACTGGCACAATAACAGGTGGACGTAAGAATGTAGCACCTATTAAATTAAATACAGGTGATTATAATAAGTTAAAAGAAGTTATAAATACTGTAAAATTAGATAGAGATGGTTTTGGTGAAAAAACAATATTAGAAAGTATGAATGAATTTCTTGAAAGTCGTGATTATATTTCTAGAGAAAAAATTATTGAAGAGAATGGTTTAAATTCTGATATTGGTAGAGTAGCAGCACAAGAAATATATTTAGAACTGGCACAGATAAATAGAGACTATATAAGATATGGTGAAAACTTGTATTTTGAAAGTAGAGGTCAAAATGAATTACAGCAAAGAATTGATAAAAAGAATAAAATTAAAATAGATTATATTAATGCATTAGAAAAACAATTAAACCAATTATCTAATTAATTATGGCTACTAACACTGCTGCGTCTTTTACAAACCACACTGGTAATGGTAGTGCTGGTCCTTTTGCTATATCTTTTAATTACTTAGCAGAATCAGAAATTGATGTAACTGTAGGTGGTGTATTAAAAACCATAACTACTCACTATACTTTTACCAGTTCTACACAAATTACATTTACGAGTGGTAATGAACCTGCTAATGGTGTTGCTATAAAGTTTCAAAGAGATACAGATATATCTGCTAAGAAGATAGATTTTCAAGATGGAAGTGTTTTAACAGAAGCTGATTTAGATACACAAAGCGATCAGATACTATTCGGTCTGCAAGAATTTGTTGATATTGTTAATAACGATCTATTAAAAAGAGATGGTAGTAATACAATAACTGGTTCTTTACAGTTTGAAGGTAGTAATGA